ATATTGAATTTTCTACAACAACAATAGATGAAGATATAAAACAAAGAAATAAACAATTACAAAGTAGGTAATAATGGCTACATTAAAAGTTAAAATACAAGAAGATGTAATACTTGAAAACCAAGATTATGGTTCTAAAAGAACATTAGAAATATCTAGTATTAATGAAATATACAAAAGACTTGTTACTTGTCCAGCTAGCCAAACAACAACAGTTGCAGTATTTGCTGGTAATGTAAATGATTCAGCTGGTGCTATTGATGTTCAAGATTCAAAGTATATGAGAATAACTAATTTAGATAGTTCTAATGCTGTTGAAATAGCTATTGTAGGAGCAGCTACTTTATATCAAGTAAAGTTAAGTGCTGGTCAAAGTCATATATTAGGTAGTGCTGATGCTTTAATGTTATCTGAAGCAGATACTAGTCCTAGTTTTGGTACAATGGCTGATGTGACAAGCATACAGGTTAATCCCGGTGGTAATGCAGTTAGTGTTGAAGTCTTTATAGCGAGTGCATAATGGATTTTGAAGCACAAGTAGAATCATTAGCTTCTATTGCTATAAGTAGTAGTGGCACTGTTCCTACTCAGGCACAATTAACTCAATATCTTACAGATGGTGCAAAAGAAATTATAAATCATCTTCCTAAACATTTATTACCACTTTGTTCAGCAGAGCAATCATTTACTTCAGGAACACCAGATACATTAAATACTGGCAAGGTATTAAATGTATTTAGAAACGATGGTGATATTAAACAACCTTGTAGGCAAATAGATAGTTCTTACAAAGGTAGAGTTTTAGATTCAGATGATATGGATTATGCATCTGTAACAGACCCAGTATATTTTATTGAAAACAATACTATAGATGTTATACCTGTTAGTGGTGCTGTTACATATTCAGAAGTTCAACATCCAGCTGTTGCTTATAATGCTAGTAATATATCAGTATTTCCAGATGAAGCAGAATATTTAGTTGTTATTTATGCTGCAATTAAAAGCTTAGAAGCATTATATAGTGACTCTGAAGATATAGAATTATATATACCAATTATAAGTCAATTAAAAGAAGATTATAAAGTTGGTTTATCTAGGTTAACAAAAGGTGGATAATAATGGCAGTACATAAATTAAACGTAAAAAATATTTTAAGTATGGTTCGTCAAGTCTTTCCAAATGTACCTGAAAGTTATTTAATTAGTTTGGTTAATGATGCATTAGTTGAGATTGGTGTATATAGTACAAAACAAATTCAAGCTAAGATAAGTACAGTAGCAGACCAAATGTTTTATAAAATAGGTGATGATGCAGAAGATTCTAGTGGAAATAAACTTGAAGCTAATAAGATTTTTAGAGTAGATTTAATGGATAGTGAAGGCGATTATATTCAAATCCCAAGACTATTAGATAAAAACATTTTATTAATGGATGCAGACTCAAATGAGGTTGCAATAACAGAACCAGATAGTAAGTAATGGCAAGTAATATAAAATACCCAGATTCTTCAGCTAGATATTTTATTCAAGGTGACAAATTAGCTTTAATAACTAATATTGATACAGCTGGTGGCATAAGAACTGTACCACGTAAAAATTTTAAAGCTATATCTGAATCTGTTACTGATGGGTTGTTAATTCATTTTTATGGAGACCCTAATAAAGTTAGAAATATTAATGATGATATAGATTTAGATAATAGTTTACATAAGGCAGTAGTTGACTTTGTTAAAAAATGTTTATATATGGATAAAGCTGGCAGGGTTTTAGAACCGGGTATTGTTCAAACAGCTATGCAAATGGCGGCTATGCATGAAAAGAATTTTAAAGATTCCGTTGCAAGATTCGGAATGAGAAAAAGAAATAAAACTGGAGGCACTAGAGCAGTAGTTCCGGCTAATTTTAGATAATAAATAATGCCTTAGTGGCGGTGGTGGCGGAATAAGTAGGAGTCAATAATGGCTAGCTTACATAAATTTACAACAAAAGAAGTATTAAATAAAGTACTTCTAGATTCTTCAGGCAATTCAGTTGCCGCATTTTCACACACATCTCAAGAAGCATTAAACGCAGTATTAGATACTACAAACAGTAGATTAAACGTGTCACTAGTAGGTGGTACAATATCTGGTGACGTTACTATAAGTGGTGACTTAACTGTTGAAGGTAGTAGTTCTAATGGTAATTTTGATGAGATTGTACAAGGTGGTCTTAAAGTTCAATCAGATGCAAACGATTTTATAATAGTAGCTCAAGATGCAGGTGGTGGAAATTTAGCTGGGTTCTATAAAAATAGTATTGGTGATGGTCTTATTATTGGATACAACGCATCTCATACTGAAAAAGTTGTTATAAATACTAATGGTAATAGTCATTTTAGTGGTGGCAATGTTGGTATAGGCACAACCTCGCCAGATTCTCCCTTACACATAAAATCTCAAAATACTGGATGGGATGGATGTATTGTTCTTGAAGAAAATAATGATGGAACAGCAAATATGATTGTTCGAAATGAGGATAATCTTTGGTTTGGGTATGCTCCATCTGCTAGTGATGTTACATCGAGCCCTGTTATGTTAATGGTACTTAACGAAAGTGGTAATGTCGGTATAGGCACATCCTCGCCAGAACAACCATTGCACATTCATAAAGCTACAACTAGTGCTAATTTTATTCATGTAACTAATACTTCAACTGGTAGTGGCTCTAGTGATGGAATGGAATTTGGGGTAAATGGTGCTGATGGGTATGTTTGGAATAGAGAGAATGCTAATCTTATTTTTGGCACTAATAATACCACTAGAATGTACATATCATCCGCTGGAAAAATTGGCATCGGCACAACCTCGCCCAATGCAAAGCTCGAAATTAATGGAGGCGGTTATAGTGATTCTTTAATAATTAAAGGTGGTGCTTCTAATTCAGGAATTGCACTTAAAGATAGTGATGGTAATACTGATGGTTTTGTTTACGCTGATAGTGGGAATGTAGGATTTTTAGATGCCGATGGAGACTGGGCAATAAGGGCAAGTGCTAATACAGATGCTCGTTTTTATGTAGCTGGACTTGTGAGATTTATGGTTGATGCAAATTCTCGCATTAGTCTTAGTAATAATGATTCCAATACTGGTAATACAGTATTTGGTAAAAGTGCTTTTAACGCTAGTAGTGATAATGCATCAGACTATAATGTTGCTATTGGTGAATTAGCAATGGGTAATGGTACTGTTTCAGGTGCAATAAGAAATATCGCTATTGGATACAAAGCAGGAAGGTCTATAACATCAGGTGATGAAAATATAGTTATTGGATATGAGGGAGCTGAAGGAATTACTACAGGCTCTAATAATATTATTATTGGCAATAATCCAATACAATCAAATGTTGATAACAATACTGGTCTTGGGCATAATGTTTTTAAAGAAGGTACTGCTAACAATATGGTTGGTATTGGATATAAAGCATTAGGTGTAGGCACATTAACAACTGGAGCAAATGGTTCTGTTGGTGTTGGTTATGAGGCACTTAAAAATTTGACTTCAGGAAGTGGAAATACAGCTATTGGTTATCAAAGTTTATATGCCGTTACTACTGGTGGAAATAATGTCGCAATAGGTGCAAAAGCTGGTTCGACTCAAACTGATGCTAATTTTAATACATACATTGGTAAAGATGCTGGATTAAATGCTACAGGCAGTAATAATACAGTTGTAGGAGCTGTAGCTTTTGATGCTGGTTCATTATCAGGTTCTCAAAATGTTGTGGTAGGAACAAGTGGAATGGGTTCAGCTACAGGAGCTATTAATAAGTGTACTGCAATAGGAGAAGGTGCATTAGCAGGTAGCTTAACTACTTCAGGAGGTGATCCAAGTGGAACAGTAGCTGTGGGTTATCAGTCTCTTGTTGCTCTTACGACAGGTGCTGGAAATACAGCACTAGGATATGAAGCATTAAAAACTGCTGCTACTGAAGCTCAATCAGTTGCAATAGGTTATCAATCAATGGCTATTGCTGCTAATTCTTCAAATAATGTAATGGTAGGTTATAAATCAGGCTATGATTTATCTCAAGGTTCTGACAACAATACTGGTATAGGTCACGAAGCATTAAGTGGTACTCATGGTGTAGGTGCATCGGAAAAGAATACAGCAATTGGTTCAGGCTCAATGGCTGGAGCTATAGATGGAGGAGCTCGTAATACCGCAATCGGTGTTTATAGCTTAAAAGCTCTTACTTCAGGAGATAATAATACAGCAATCGGTTGTGATTCTTTATCAGGAGTAACAACTGGAGTAGATAATACCGCTATAGGTAAAAATTCTATGAAGGCTATAATAGCAGGAGCATATAACATTGCTATCGGTTCTAATGCAATGGCTGATTATAAAGGAGATGATGGTAATAACGCTGGTAGTAAAAACATTGCAATTGGTGTAAGTGCAATGGAAGCATTTCAAGGTGGAACTGGAGATGTTCACGCTAATACAAGATTTGATAGAAATATAGCATTAGGATATAACTCATTTAGAGGAACAGATTTTAACAACGCTGAAGTTGTAGTAACAGATAACATAGCTATTGGAGATGAGGCTTTAAATTCAACTGGAGCAAATGGTCAAGTAGGAACAATAGCAATAGGTTCAAACGCTCTTACTGCACTTACAACAGGAACAAGAACTACTGCTATTGGATATGGTGCTGGAAAAGCATTAACTAATTGTAATAATAATACGCTTCTTGGTTATGAAACATTGATGACAGCAGATAGTGGAGAGGGTAATAATGTTGTCTTAGGAGCATCAGCAGGAAAATTAATAAACAATTCATCGTCTGATAATAATATTATCATAGGATTTGAAGCTGGAAGTGGCGGTACTGGAGCAATGGCTGGTTGTGTTGTGGTAGGCAGAGATGCAATGAAAGCTACTGGTTCAAATGCCCAAACTGGAACAGTCGCTATTGGATACGAAACTCTTATTGCTCTGACTTCAGGTGGATACAATACAGCAATTGGTTACCAATCAGGCTTAGATATGACAACTGGTAATAATAACACATTACTAGGATGGCAAACTGGAGCAAATATTGTTGATGGTCATAGTAATGTGGCTATTGGTTCTAATGCTCTTGATGCTGTTACTTCAGGACATTCTAATGTAGGAGTTGGTAGAGGTTCGGGTGGTTCTATTCAAGGCGGAGTCAGAAACTCGTCACTTGGCTACAATTCAGGCGATGTTTTAGTAGCTGGTGAGGATAATACAATTTTAGGGTATAATGCAGATGCAAGTGGCAGTAGTGGTAGTCATCAAATAGTTATAGGCAGTGGAGCAACTGGTGTTGGAGATAATACTGCTATTATTGGTGGCTCTAATGTAACTGATGTTTATATGGGTGACAATGGTTCTGCTTGGAGTACAACATCTGATGGCAGATTAAAAGAAAATGTTGAAGATTGGGATGTAGGTTTAGATGCAATAAACAATTTAAGAATTGTATCATATAACTTTAAAAAAGATAATCCATATAAATACGATTCCGATAAAAAACGACAAGGAATTATCGCTCAAGAAGCACAAAAAGTTTTGCCCGAAATGATTAAAGACGATGGCGAATGGTTATCCGCTAATCAAGAACCAATGATTTGGGCATTAGTAAATGCAGTTCAAGAGTTATCTGCTGAAGTAAAACAACTCAAAAAACAATTAGAGGACAAGTAAATGAAAAACTATAAAGCAATGAAGTCTGCTAAAAGCTGGTCTGTAAAGAAAGCTAAAGTTGTTGATTCTAAAGCTGTTTCTGAAGTCAAAGATGACGATGGAAATGTTGTTAGACAAGCACAAGCAGAACAATCACATGATGAATTACAACTAGTTAGAAAGCAATGGGATGCTAGTAGCGGTAAAGCACTAGATGACTCAGTTCAGTCTTATAGCTTAAACCAAGTTGCTAGAGAAATCCAACACTGTAAAGATAGAGCATCTGAAGCTCAGTCTGAACAAGCTGATTGGGAAGAACTAGAAAAAGATTTAAAAGCACTTTAATCAATAACCATAGGAGTAAATAATGGCTAAAAAAGAAAAACAAAAGCTAAATCTGTTTGATAAAGAATATGAAATAGATGACCTAACTGATGAACAAAAAGCAATGGTAAATCATATTGCAGATCTTGAGAATAAGATAGGCTCAATGGCTTTTAATCTAGACCAATTAAACATTGGAAAAGAAGCTTTTATCAACAAGCTAAAGGAATCTTTAGATTCTGAGGATGAGGTAGAAGAAGAAAAGTAATGCTTGTTCGTAGGTCATCAAAAGGTAAAAAAATATACATCTTTAAGCCAAGAACTAAAGAAAATGTTTCTTATAAGTTTAGCAAAGATGAAACAGTATCATTTGATGCACAGAACAAGTCTTATATTGTGACAAGTGATGGGGCGGTAGTGAAAAGAACTGATTCTTGGATTACCGCTCAATCCGCTTATGATGATGAGTGCAAAAAACATTACGATGATACAACTGGCATATTAAAAATAGGTAAACATACTTTAGTTGATGGAGTAGCAAAAGTTGTTAAATAATAAAGGAAACAGTCTTGCTGAGTTCGCAGTTACTATGGCTATCATGGCTACTCTTACTGTTACTTCCGCTCCTGCTTTTAGTAGGATTGGCGAAGGTGCTAAGGCTAAACAAACTAAAGCTAACCTTGAAAAAATTGTTAAAGCATCTCAGATGTGGTATAACCAGCAAGTTGAAGTAAATGGCATGGGTAAGTTTCCAAGTCAGTCACATAGAACTAGTAGTGTGGGCACATTAGTGGATTATAATAATAACAGAAGAATTGAAATTGATGAGATACTAGATGCTGAGTTTTTGCCAGTTTTTAGTGATACAAGTTTTTTACATTTATTTGATAATGATACAATTAAAAGTCCTTATCAAAATGGTTTATATGCTTATGCTATAATAGGTGGAGATGGCACTGGAAACAGCATTGTATCTCCTATATTTGTAGTAGTAGATATAGAAAATGTAGAAGATTTTTATAGATATTATAAACCATGAGTGATGAGAAAACGTACAGATCATATGGGATGGCAAAGATTGATGACAACTTTCGTATTAGTCTTAACATTAAGTGGCTTGGGCAAATTATTGTCGGAGTTGCTCTTATTGTGTTGGGGTACTTACGTATTGAAAACAGAATTAAATCTCTTGAGCAATCAATGGGAAGTGCTAATTCCAGAATTGAAGAACTTGTCAATAAGCATATAGCAGAAGAAGAAGTCAAAATAACACAGATGCAAGAACAGTTAGAATGGTATCAAACAGAATTAAATTTAAATCCTTTATCTTGGGGAAAGAAAAAAAGGAAAAGAAAGTAGTCTTAACTGAAGATGACTTTAATCATAATTACTTTATTAACAGAGAGTTGCGGAGAAAAAGATAGTGGATTTTTTAGCAATATATTCAGAAGCTGGGATGATCGGAGTTGTAGGAGCGATGTTTGTATTCATGGTTTATTCAATGAATAAAAGAGGTAATGAACAAGCTCAAGCACTACAAGATTTACAAATAGAAAATAAAGGACAATCAGAAACATTAGAAAATACAGAAGGCATGATTATTAAATTAATTAATCGATGGAATCAATCTGATGATAAATTAGATAGAAAATTTGATGGGTTAAATAAAGAAATTAATGATTTAGATAATCAAGTTTCTGAAATAAAAGGTTCTTTAAGCAGAGTAAATGGAAAAAGATAATGGATAGTACAAAGGTAGCTTTAGCAAGTATTGGCAACTATGGGTTGTCATTAACAAATATAAGTTTAACATTACAATGTATTGTAGCATTTCTTACAATCATTTACTTATTAATTAAAATAAATAATACAAGGAAATAATAATGGATTTTAAAGCAATAATGTTATCGGTAGCAGAGTCTCAAGCAGACCAATTTAAAGAAAAAGCAGTAGCATGGGTTCAGTCTGATGAATTTCAAGAAGAACTAGCTACTAAAATTAATGCAAAAATTGACATACCTTTTGTTGATGAAGAAAAAGAGCAAATCTTTTTTGAAAAATGTGTTGATTTAGTTGCGGATGTAGTAGAAGGTTTATTTAAAGGAAAATAATGCCTAGAAAAAAGAAAAGCAAAAGAGATCCTAGATTAGCTAGGTTTGGATTAAGTGGTTATAATAAACCCAAAAGAACCAGAGGTCATAAGACTAAATCTCATGTTGTTCTTGCTAAAGTAGGTAGTAAAGTAAAGCTTATAAGATTTGGGCAAAAAGGAGCTAAAACAGCAGGTAAGCCTAAAAAAGGAGAGTCTGCAAGAATGAAAGCAAAGCGTAAATCATTTAAAGCAAGGCATAGAAAAAACATCGCTAGAGGCAAAATGTCTGGGGCTTATTGGGCAAATAAGGTAAAGTGGTAATGGCTAAAACAGTAAGTTGGAAATGGGGTAATAAAAGATACTCAGGTAAATTAATTAGAGAAACTAAAACACACAAATTTGCTAGAACAAAAAATGGCAAAATTAAAAAGATAAAGAAAAAGGGGAAATAGTATGCCAAAAGGGAAAGGCTATGGTTTCGGCAAAAAGAAGCCCATGAAAAAAAGAAAAAAAGTTAAATCCAAAAGAAAGAAAAAGTAATGTATAGGTTCGGTAAAAGATCTAGAGAGCGATTAAAAGGTGTAAAGCCTGAGCTAATATTTGTCTTGAACGAACTTATCAAAATAATGGATGTAACCATTATAGAGGGGGTAAGGACACAAGATAGGCAGGATGAGTTAGTTGCTAAGGGTGCTAGTAAGACGAAATATTCAAAGCATATTGAAGGTAAGGCTGTAGACCTTGCCCCCTATCCCATTGATTGGGATGATAGAGACACATTTCACTATATGTGTGGAATGCTTAGAGGTATTGCTCATGTAATGAAAATACCTGTTAGGGTTGGATGTGATTGGGATAGTGATGGACAAACTAAAGATAATAATTTTGACGACCTAGTACATATTGAATTAAAAAGTTAGATGTTTAACTTTTTGTATTGTATTAAAGAGGATAAAAGAGTAATATAGGAACACTATGGCATATTGTACAAATAGAGATTTAAAAGATATATTCCCATCAATAGATGAGTTTGACACTAAAACAGCTTTATATGGCTGGGTAGTTCATAGCAGTAATCTATATAGGGCTGATAACAGTGGTTTAGTAACACAGCTTTTTGCTAATGGGCAAGATTTAGGCTCTGCTCAAGCAAATAGTGGGGTAGTTGATTCTAATGGAGAGTGGTTTTATGAATCTTCCTTAGATGCTGTTTACTATTACAATAGTGCCACTAACCCTAATGATATGTTAATGGAGTCTGGAGATGATTGGGCAACATTAAAAACACGCTATATTTCAAATGCCGAAAAATACCTTGATTCTAGGTTGGATGGCAGACTACCCAGAAAACAATTTAAAGATAAAGATGGTAATTACGACTATATGATTGTAAGAACCACAGCTTTACTTGCTTGTTCATTTCTTATTAGAGCAAACGATCCTACATCTGAAATATCAAATGCTTTATTTGAAGAGGCAGATAGAAACATAGCATCATTAAATGATGGATCAACAAAATTATCTTGGCAAGTTACAGGGGACTCTAGTAAAGGAGTTATTAGGCAAGTGTCTGTAAGTGGTGCTATTAATTTAGTAGATACCAGAGGTCACTATCACGATATATATGATAGGGTAGGAGTAAAAATTACTACTGCTGGAGCTATGGGGACTGCTAAATATTCCGTATGGCATAAAGATGCAGATAACTTAGGTGCTGAAAGAATGAATAACGGAGAAACTGCTGACTATATAGAAACAATTAATGGACAATATCAAGCATTGGCTAGTGATGTCTATATAAGATTTGCAGGAGATACTGCTGATACAGCAACTTTAAATGATAAATGGGAGATAGAGTTTTTTGGTAAGAATGAATCTGTAGATGATGCAGGGATGCCTTACTCTATTAGGATGACTCGTAGATGATTTCATTTGTTAATATATGGGATGACAAAATATTAGATACTATTAGGACTTTTTTAAATACTGAGTTCGCTGGTAGTATTCCTGTTTATACAGGAGAATTTAAAGACATGGGTAACCAGTCTATAAGACTTAATCCTGTAGGCACGGATTTGATTGAACGTATGTCTACAGCAGAAATGAGAGAATATATACTAGATGTATCGTATACTTTCAAGGAAAAAACAGTCAAAAAGGATACTTGGGAACATATATTTCGCCAAATATCACACATAGAAGCTCTGTTCTTTCAGAATGAACATAATGTCTACTTTGACGGCAGGTTATTAAATTGCCGTATTAACGAGAGAGAAGAAGATGAAGAAGTTATTGAGGGACTAAATGTTATGAGATGGGAATGGAGAGGTAAATTTTTAGGAAACATATCATAAAGTAATAAGGAATACGATATGAAAGTAAAGTTAAAAAAAGATGAAAAGCTATCTTCTAATAACAACTATTGTGATTTAGCTTATAAAGATTGGGTGGCTCTTAATCAAGGTAAAAGTGTTGAATTAAGTGAGATACCAAAGCAAATTAAAGATAAAATAGAAAGTAAAAAAAAGGAGATAGAAAATGGCTAACGCAGTTTTTTCACCAAGAGATTTTAAGGCTTGGGTAATAGAGGAGGCTACAACTGGAACAGCTCCAACATTAACATCGGGGCTGTATCAATTAGATGTAGACTCAGTTTCTTTTCCAAGTTTAAGCCCAAATCAAGTTACAGCAAATAGGTCACGCTCTGGCAGGGTTTTACATGTAAATGATTTTTTTCAAGATAATGAAATTAGAGCATTAGAAGTATCTTTATCAGGTACTTTTCATAAAGATGTAGGAACAACAATTTTAATGCAAAGTGTAACAGGCTCTTCAATAGGGACTGCTGTTGCAGATGTGGTTTTAGGAGCTACACCTACTGGTAAGTCAGGTAAATATGGAACATCAGAAGGAGATAAAACTTTTACTTTGGTATTAGCTCCACCTGATACAACAGATGGATATAATACAGTAATGGTTGGGTGTTTATGCACTAGTTTTAGCATAAGTGCTGATATGACTGCTGATGGCGGTTTATATAAATTTGAAGCTACTATATCAAGTGGAAGAAACCCAATTACTAATAATACTGATGCAGAGGATGGAACAGCTTATGGATCTGGATTAATTTCATTAATAAGTGCTACATCTGCTGATATTTATGTTGGTGCGATACAAGCACCTGTAATAAGTAGCTTTAGCACTACAATAGAAAGCCCTGCTGTATATACAGGATTTTCTTCTAGCGGTTACCATTCTTTTGCTAGAGGTGCAGAATTTACAGTTACAGCAAATGCAACAGTTAAATATGATTCAGTTACTAGACCATTATATAATAGTCTTAATACTCAAACAGCAGTAACTGAAGGTAACTTTTTTGCTATACCACAAGCAAGTAACAACTGCGGTATATCAATGCCTGATGGATTTTTAACAGATGTTACTTTTAATGAAGGCGATGCAATGATGTTAGATGTTGCTATGCAGGGTGTTAGTGATGGTTCAGCTAATGTAATTGAATTTGACCAAGCATCATAATGAAGAGCATCAAACTAGCTACTGACAAAGAAGTTAAAATAAAAGAAATGTCAGTAGATGATATAGACTTCTGCAATGATGTACCTGAAATGAAGTATGATGGTGATAACTTAGTAGCAATTAAAAATCTATCTAAGGCTAGAACAGCATGGATTCGTAAAGGTGTTGATGGTGTAGATGATAATTTCATTAAATCCTTAAATGATGATGAGAAAAATGAATTGTCTATTGCAATACAAGACTATCAACGCTTGGGGGAGTAGAAGCCCTCACACTAGAGTACAACCTTCGAGTTACAGACCAATGTGAGGGATGTGTGTATCATACATACCCATATAAAGCTCGTATTCCTATCCAAATTAATGGAAAGTATGAGACTCGTACATTTACATCAAAAGATGATGTGTATGCGGTTATTGACATATTAGCAGAAGAAGTACATCAAAGAAACAAAGAGGGTGGCAGTTTTAATGTTGCCGAGTCAGTAACAAAACAGTTACCCTTTTTTACCTGTAAAAATGTATTGCTAAATTCACAAGCACAGAAAGATATATCTAGATACATATATTCTCAACAGTTCGGAATATCACCATATAAGGGGACATATGGAGAGCAACCTAGTAAGTGGGTAGAAAAAAGTTTTTTAATAAAAAGTACAATAGAGAAAAAGAAATCAGAGGCTATGAATTATGGCAAATAAAGCACAGCAAACAGTAACAATAAATTTTAGTGCTAAAGGCGATGATGTTTTAATAAAAACTATTAAAAAATTAGATGAAGCCACTAAGGGATTAATAAAAGCACAATCAACTATTACGCAAGTAGAAAAAAAGAAAGTTGCATCTACCAATACACACAAAAATGCAATTAAAAAACTTAGAGTTCAGTTACAGTTAGAAGGTAAAAGTTTAAGAGATTTAAATGTACCACTAGAGCAATATAAAAGGGCATTGAAAGGTAATGACTTAGCTATAGCTCAACTAAGAAGAACTACTAAAGGCTACATTAGAGATTTAAAAAGAAAAAGAAAAGGTATATTAGATACTGAGCATGGGACTAGGATATTAGGTGGCTCTTTTGCTGTATTGAGATCAAAGTTATTACTTGCTAGTTTTGGTGCTGGTATATTTTCTGCTAGTATTTTAAGATTAGTAAATGTTTATGGGCAACAGCAAAAAGCAGAAAGATTACTAGAAACTGCTATAGGTAAGAGGTCTAGAGCGTTACTTAATTATGCATCTGAACAGCAAAAAGTAACAGCTTTTGGAGATGAAGAAACTATACAGGCAATGTCTTTGGTTGGTGCTTATACAAATAATGAACAAGCAGTAGCACAACTAACTAAAGCATCAATGAATTTAGCTACAGCTAAAGGCATGTCATTGTCTAGTGCTGTAGACTTAGTATCTAAAAGTGTATTTAGTAGTACAAACGCATTGAGTAGATATGGTATAACTATAGAAGGAACACAGGGAAGTGTAGAAAGATTTGAGAGTGCTACAGAAAACATTAACTCTTTGTATAAAGACCAAGCTGAAGCATTTGCAAACACATTGCCAGGATCTATAAATCAATTATCTAACTCAGTAGGAGATTTAGGAGAGAGATTTGGACAAGTATTAGCACCTGCTATATTAGTATCTGCAAAGCTATTAAAGACATTTGTAGACTCTGTTGATACAGAAGAAATAAAATCATATAGTGTAGCAATAATAGGTATGGGAACAGTATATATAGGTGCTACAAAAGGTGTTATGCTAATGAATAAAGCTATGTTAGCATTTAACAAAATCTCTAAAAAGAACCTTGCTATATTAGGAGCAACACTAGCTGTAGGTGCATTAATAGATAAACTAGATTTATTTGCGGATGGGACAAAAGAAGTAACTGAAGAAATTAAAAATTTAGAAAATCAGTTAGGATCTTTAAATACAAAAAGTGGCATAACCTTAGACCAAACTCATAAACTTGCTATGTCTAGCTTAAGGTACGCTCATGCAACAGGAGACATGACCGATATTGAAAAAGAAAGAGACATCATAACAACAGAAAGAAATCATTTACTAGAGAAACATGGAGTTACAAACGCAAACTTTGGAAGAATAATGAAAGAAAATACTGAGTTTGCTATTGCTTATAATGAAAATAGGACTAAAAGTGCAGAGATAGAGACAGCCCATGCTCAAGCAAGTGTTAAAGCATCGGGGCAAATGCTAACAGCTTTAGGTAATTTAGCTAATCAAACTGGTCAAGATGCGAGGGTAGCTAGAACCTTAGCAATAGCTGGGGCATATATCGATATGTATGCAGGTGCAAACAAAGCCTTTAAGCAAGGCGGTGTTCTTGGGTTTGCAAGTGGAACAGCTATTATAGCACAAGGTTTAGCCAACATAGAATCTATGAAAGCACAAAAATTTGAACAAGGTGGTTTAGTAGGTGGGCAAAGACATTCGCAAGGTGGTACATTAATAGAAGCTGAAAGAGGTGAATTTGTAATGTCTAGGAGTGCAGTACAATCAATAGGTTTAGAAAATTTAAATTCTTTAAATCAAGGACAAAGCCCTCTTACATTAAATATATCTGCACCTCTTGTAGATGAAACAATAGTAGACACTATTATACCAGCTATACAAAAAGCTCAAAGGATGAATCTTGCATGATAGAAAACATTTCAGATAATTATAGTAAATCTAATGTTAATGAAAACTGGTTGTTTCAATTATTTAATCAAGAGTCTTATTTAGCATTTGATGGCTCTAATGATTATATAAATTTTGGAACAACTACTAGTAGTTCACCTACAAGTGTTACAGCAGATATTAGCGTTGCTTTTTGGTTTAACTTCCCTGAATCAGGAAGTAATGAATTTATACTTGACTCTAATTCGCACTCTTCTAATTACTCAGGGTATTTTGTAGTAAAAGATTTTAATGATAAAATAACTTTTCAAATAGGAGATAATACTGGTCAAGCTAATCCTGATAGAGTTGTATGGAGGGGTAGCACAGCTTTATCCCCCAATACATGGTATTTTGTAGTGATTACTAGCACATTTAATAATAACGCATCTGCTACAAATATATATATTAATAATGTTGCAGAAACAGTTTCTCTTGATATAGCAGGAGCAACAACTACAGAACCTATTTATAATTCAGGTGGTAAATTTTATATAGGAAGAGGAGACTATACTACTGGAGATTCATATGGTAAATTTTATTTAAAAAATCTTGCAATATGGAGCATTGTTTTAAACTCTAGCAACAGAACTGCTACCTATAATAGTGGTAATTTATTAAGCCTCCATGAAGATAAAGGTAATTATAACAATTCAGGGAATTTAAAAGCATATTTTGAATTTAATACTGGAGAAAATTACATTCAAGATTTAACAGATAATGCCTTATCAGGCTCTATTATTGGAGCAACATATAAAGATTTTTTACCACTTGCATACAGAGATACTACTGTCGATGATATATTTTATCATGGATTTATTAACAGCTCAGGAGCAGTAAGAGATACAATAGATTTAAATACATCAAAAGCAAAATCTTCAAATATTTCTTTTACTGTTAGTAATTTTTTATACAAAGGTCAAAAGCTATATGAAGATATATTATTTGGTAGTAAATATTATATTAATAAAGTAGTTAAAATATTTTCACAACCTGATGAAACCCCCAATATAAATGAATGTGTTCAAATTTATAATGGCAGATTAACTGATATTTCAATTACAGAAAAAAATATAATTAATTTTCAAACAGCATCTAAAACTCCGTGGGATTTTATTACATTTCCACAACAAAAAACTAACACAACACAGCAATATATACCTATTGTTTATGGAAATTACACAGCTAATACATATGGAGATAAAGTTACAAGCATGGATTATCTTGTTTACCCTTCTCCAATACTTAGGGTAGCCGATCCTAACATATTAACTATATCAACTAAAGCTGAATCTTCAATTACCCCTCATCACTATGAGCCTAATGTTGATGCTTTTATACCTATTAATACTTCTAACTTTACATCAGCAACTAAGAATAGCAGTTCTAGTTTTGACAGTAATTGTAGCATAGCTGAGTTAGACAATACATTGAAGAGGTCTTTTAAAACAAGACCTGTTAGCATTACAGGTTCAGATGGACATGAGAGTGGTAGTAATAGGCTTTTACTACATAGTGGTAGCACACAAGGAATGGCATACAGTGGTCAAGGCACAGCAAATACATCATTTAACTTCCCATCTATTAATGGTAAAATAACAGAATTAAATACTCTTATAAAAGCAAATGTTTCAATAATTGGCTCACCTACAGGTACAAGTTTCCAAAATGTAAATATATTATTTGGTTCAGCAAGTGCAAAAATTGTAAATGCAGACAATGCTAGTTCATCAGGTACTGTAGATACATCAAGTAGTTTTACTGGATACACAGCATATGATAATAGAAATATATTAAGCAACTATGAAAGTGCTAATTTTACTTTACCTTCATTAACAATTAGAACCACTATACAAAATAATCAACAATTTGGAGCAACTGGAACAACAAATGAATTTTTAGCACATTATGTAGTTGAAAATGATTTTGACAACGAAGATAAATCAAAAGCTACATATAAAGAATTAGAAAAATTAAAGTATATTTATTTAGGCAATGATGGATTAGAAAGTTCTATTATAGACACTACAACAGTAAGCGGAGTTATTACTAAAGGATTACATGCTCATAGAGATTTACTTGCTAGATTTACAGGATATGATGTAAGTGATAGTAATCTTTATAATTGGTCTAGTAATTTAAATGTAAATTCATTGAGGTCTAATTGGAGTTTAAGATATTGGGCATTAAAACCAGTATCTTTAAAAAATAAACTCGAACAATTACAAAAAGAATTTGGGTTTATTTTTAAATGGCGACCAAACGGAGAAGGTAGTTATTGGGCAGTAAAAAATAGTTACTCATCATCAGATGTAGCTACAACATTAGATTATAATGATATAAGCAATATTGAGATAAGCCATACTCCCATGTCAGATTTAATAACAAAAATGGAAATTAATTATAAAAAACATCCTGCTGAAGATAAAATGTTATTATCTCAAACTAGTCAAGATTCTACAACAGAACCCACTCCAAGAAGTAAATGGGGAATAAAAAATAAAGAAAATTTATTATCTGTTGATTTAGAAATGAATGTCGATGCTATAGGAAATGAAGATGTTGGAGCAGGTGGTTCAGATCCAAATGATGGGTATGCTGATTACTATATGCACATATTTGGGGATATTAAAAAAATTATATCTTGTGATATTGTAAATTCATCAAAAGGATATATACTTGAAAGTGGAGATATAATAAAATTTAATATTGACGAAATTAAACCTTTTGGATCAAATTGGAATAACTACTATATGATAACTAGTATTCAAAAAAGTTTAGGAAAAATAAAAATTATTTGTAGAGAAGTAGGATAAAAGTTAAGGACTTAACAAAATGGCAAATTTAAATATTAGGACACCAAGATTTTATGTAGATAGAATTAATTATATACTAAACAGGGGAAGAACTATTGCACAATCATGTGAAATACAAGCAACTAATACAGGAGCGAATAAAGTAGGATTAAAATCAGGAAGTGAAGTAGCGGATTTAATTGATATGCGACCTTTAAATCAAGCAGTTTTTGATACTTCAGCTTCTACGGATGCTATGGCAGACACAGTTATAACTAGATTTGATTTTGCTTTTGGCAGTTATGTAACTAACTTTGTTGCAATACTAAATCATAATATGACAAGTGCGGATGCTAAGTTTAGTATAGGTCATGGAACAGAAGCTCAAGTAGAGACAATAGGATTTACAGGTGGTACAGTAGTAACACCTTCTGTAGTATTAAATGGAACGCAGAATAGTAACATAGTTACCCCTCAATCAGATGGGCATACATTAGTTACATTTGATAGTGCAGGAAGCTCAGATTGGGGAATACAGTTTCAAGGCAGTAATAGTGGTAATTTTGACGATTCAAATGATTTAAAGATAGGGTGTATATTAATAGGTGAGATGTATAATATGCCTGTAAGTCCTGATTTAAATGTTACTCGTAGTATTATATTTGATAAACAAAATATGCAAGAATCATTAGGTGGTCAAAGATTTTCTAATCTATCAAGCGTTGGAAAAAGATATATATCAGAGCAAAGCAAGTCACCATTTCATGATTACACAAGTAATGGTGCTAGAGGGTTTTATGGCGGTAGAATGTCTTACGACATGAAGTTTAGTTATTTAAACTCATCTGATATAATGCCTGATGATTATAGCAGTTTTAATGATAATTCTGTTGTAGATGATTTATGGAACGCTACTCACGGAAGTCATATACCATTTATATTTACCCAAGATGGTTCAGCAGGAACTCCTAGTGAATCAGATTTTTTATTTGCTAGATTTGCTCAAGATAGTTTAAAAATGAATCAGGTAGCACCTGATGTATTTGATGTGTCTATGAAGATTGAAGAAGAGTTTTAGTATCAGGTATTACTATATTTAAATCTACAGCACACCATCTTATTATACGTTCTATAAACTGAGCAAACTCCTTAGTAGATAATACTTTAGTGCTTTCAACATTAAAATGTGCTTTGATTGTAGAGTGCATTTCTTGATCTGTATAACCTAAATCTTCTGCTATTATATTAACAATCTTCCAATAATAATTATTCTGTTGGGCAGAGCGAACTCCTGTTTCTTTAAGTTCTATATAATACTCGCCTGAAAGGTTAGCAATAGTATTATCAAACTCTGCCCTGTTTAAGAGAACCAACTTACCATCTTCTATTTTACAAGGAAATCGCAATCTAGACATATCTTTTCATCCCATAGTTTCATATCGGGGCTACTCCACATTTCGCCCTCAAATATATTCCATTTTCTTTTACATTCAGGACACCAGAATAATGATTCATCAGCCCTGATTTCATCTGTTTTATGATTCTCTCTATTTCTTTTTTCTATGATTGGGCTATCGAGTGCATCAATAACCCATTGTATAGAATCAAGCTTTCGTGTTTTTTCTTTCGGCAATTATTCCACCTAGTAGTAGTAAATAGTTTCGTGCATCCTGTATCCTGCCGATTATAGGTTCTTCTGATATTTCTTTTCCATTAAGTACATAGTTTCTGATAGAGTCCATATGCTTTAACAAATATATTAAAGCAACATGCTCTGCTCTTAAGTCCATTCTATCTCCAATGCTTTTAAAGTTTTTAAACTTATCTTCATTAGAGACTGTGTACTCCTCTCCTTTAACGAGCATAAGTCTGTTCTCTTCTTCCTGCATAGACTCTGCCCATTTCATAAAGTCAGGTACTTTCACTTATCCCTCCAATATACCCATTTAGATTTATTAGTATCCCACTCGCCACTTTCCCACAGATTACTATTGTAGACTACAAGTGCCAATACAAACATTAACATTATTTCTATCATGTTATCTCCTTTTTTATTTTAATACTTTGCCCCATGAACGCCAATCCATTTGTAAATCCTAACCATAAAGTGAATCCAATACCTAGTAGAATCCTTTCTAATAGTTTATTGTTTAAGATTAAGGGGCAATAATTACTCGCCATATTGTTTAGCCATTTCATCGTTACACTCATCACATACTTCATAACTACATATTGTGCAAGATTTTAAATTTTGTATTTCTTTTAATATAGACTCTACTTTGCTACTAATAGCTTTTATATTTTTCTTTAAACCCGATTTAGATAAATCATCTATATCCATCTCTGTATTATTATATATGCTATATATCATTGCATTTAATTTACTTAACTTCATTTGTCCTCCTAAAAATCAAATTCTGTTTGGTTTAACTTAGTTATAATCTCCTCATAATCACTATCTGTAAATTTAATCACTTGATTCTTCCTCTCTTTTACTGTTTCGTACCATTGGATGCCACGCTTTTCTATTGCCCATTCAACAAACTCGGCAGGAGTTTTATGAGCAGAGAACTTGGAGGAGAACACGTGACATCCAACGCAGAGACAAAAACCATTATCAGTATCCCATCGAACAGACCTAATAGACCTTGAGTAAAAGTGGTGTGCATTAAGAGGCTTAGTCTTATGACAATATTCACACATTCCATATTCTTTTACCTTGTCTGCCCACGCTTTATCTAACTTCTTTGATAATGATTTTTTCACAGAGGGGACTAATTAAAACGGCATGTCGCCACTAACTACAGGATCTTCAGAATTAGTTAGATGTTTAACTTTTTCTTCAGCTTCCAGTATAGAAAGCAGTGATTGCATATTTGTATCTATGGTAACCATATCGGTATCACTTAACATAGCACCTTTTTTAACACCAAATAACTCAACAGCCAACTTAAGACATACTTGTTTATGTATGTCGTGAGTTCTATTATCTACGGATGTAGATGTAGTTGTAGATGCAACAGCTTGAGGTGGAGTACCACCGAGATGCTCAACTGACCAAGCAGATTTCCCAGGAGCATACTCTTCTTTAGTAATGCTAACCCTAGCACCTTGACCATATACAGATAACTTTTTATGAAGTGCATCAGTCGCAAAAAATCCTGTCTCTATACCATCTTTTTTTACCCCATATAAGTACCAATTACCATAAGTATTAGTTCCTGTTTTTGGTTGTGGATATAGCAATTCTACTATATTTGCATCAGTTGGGTTTAATTTAAATGTATCTTTATTTTGATCCATTATCTTGATTCTCCTTTGTTTTTATTATGGTTTTTATTGATTCTGTTAAATCTTTAGACTCTATAGTATTTCTGCCATCTCTTAGTTCTACACTAGCACACTCAAGGTAAGGATGTCTTGATTCAAAGGTATAAAGATACTGCTGTACGCCTTCAATTAAATCCTCTAAGGTTATCCTATAGATTGTCCTCTCCCCTTGAGTAAGTTCGTTAATACCATCCCAAGATATAGTTGCAATATATACATCACTCTTCATGCTCTGCAACCTTTCTTAGAGTACATGAATGCCTTTCTAATAATTTAAATAACTGATTTCTAACAAATGTTATCTCTTCAGTATTTGCATCATCAGGGAATTCTACTCTTATTGTCTCTCTTTTCATATTACAAGTTACTCCTTTTGTTTATATAAATCAACCTTTTATTAACTCTCCCCATAAAGAAGTTTTACCATCTACAATCTGAACCAGATGAACAGTAAAAAATCCAGAATGGTAAAAATCAACTATAGCAAAAGCATGTTGCCAATTATGTGACCTATTACCAAGCCACACATTAGCCTCTGCACTCATATCCTTAAGGCATCCAATAGACCATGCAGACTTAACACCATCAATATGAGTAACACTAGACTGCTGTATGTCGTGATGATGACCATACATAACATTGCCACCCATTCTAAGTAGATGGTTTCTTGTGTGCTGAATACCTGCATAATGATGTCCATGATAAAAATTAAGCTTACCTATCTTTAACATTTTACCTAATGGATGATATTTATAACCACGCTCTTTCAATCTAAGTGCATTTTTTACTAAAAAACCTTTAGCTAGGTAGGGGTTTTCTTCTACAAATCTATTAAGCCAATCCTCATGGTTGCCTTCAATAAAATGCCTATCTCTTACACCAGCTTTATCAAGTGATGAATCAATTATATCCATCCCTTTATTGACCTCTTCAATTTCTTCAGTAACAAAAGGTAGCTGATATTCTAGTGGTGGTCTTTTCTTTTTTTTCCACTGCCAATGACTTACGGATTGCCATTCTCCTGTGTCGCCCAAGTCTATATAACCATCAGGTTTTATAATCTCTATAGCCTGACAAACCACACTAATAGCCTTCATATCAGCCATAGGAAAATGTTTATCAGGAGTTACAATATATCTTTTTACTTTCATATTAACTCCGAGTTTATCCACTTAATCAATGCTTTACTCCATTGGTCATATGTGGCTTTATTATTATTATATTTAACCCATATAGAGTCAAATTCTTCATGTAATCTTTTTCTCATATGTCTAAGATGTCTATCCTTACTTTGATTTCTAAACTTATCATTTGTTATAGATTCTAGCTTATCCAAAAAGATTTTCTTTAAATCGTTCTTCTTCAAAATACTCATAATACTTTCCATTAGTCAAGTTATATTTTAGCTTTGCAGGATTCCCTTGATTTGGTTTTCCATTCTTATACTGAAACCTTATTTTATGCACATGTACACCTGCATAATCATCCTCATCTGATTTATGTCTATGGATAGTTATTGCATTGTCGCACTTATTAAACCAATTAGCTGAACCACTTATATCATAAGGTGTAGGAACTAAAGGCTTTCTATCAACACCATTCTCCATTTTTTTAGGATGAGCAACTAACCAAACATGAATCTCATTTACTTTTGCAAAAGCACTTAATTGAGCTAACACTCTTGAGACATATAAAGTCTCATTCTCTCCATCTCCAAACTTATGTTCTAAAGTATTCCACGGATCAATAATAAGACCATTTAAACCAAATCTATAATTAAGTATCTTAGCTTGTTCCATAATTGATTCAATAGTAACTGAATCTTCTTGTGTGCCTATAAACTTAATATGGTCATTTAATATTAACATAGAGTCTCTTGCTGTCTTTTCATCTAATTTATTCTCTCCCCAAAATGCTTTACCTGCAAATTTACCTACCAGTTTTAATAAATGATGCTCAACTGGAAAATTTTCTGCTGAGAATATACCAAACTTCCAACCATAAGATTGAACCATATTAATCATCAGAGCATCCATCCATTCTGACTTCCCCATATTTGGTACACCTGTCACAACTGTGACCTCAGATGGACTGATTAAATAATGAGGATCGACTGCACTCCACCCTGTAGATAAACCCTTATGCTGAGGCTTTAATAATAAGTCAATAGCATCATCTTCAATATCTTGAACCATCACAACCCCATCAATCGGGTAGGGATGTGAATTACTTACAATGTTCTGAACTTCATCTTCTCCATGTTTTATAAGTACATCATTCATATCTTTACATCCATCAGGATATACCACCCTATAGCATTTTTCCCTACCTATTCGCCTAGATAATTCATCTCTTAGGTGTTTACCTGCCCCATCGGAATCTGTGCATAATATGATAGTCTCAGCATTCATTAGATGTTCTTCTGCTGATAATAAAAAACTAAACTTCCTATCTGATGGTTTACTATTGGGTTGTGTTGCTCCATCAGGTACAGATACAACATTCATAAATCCAGATTGAACTAAAGCAAGGGCATCCATTTCTCCCTCTGTTATTATAATAGTCTCCATACCTTTCATAGAATCAAATCTGTAGAAACACTTCTCTGCATTTTTAGTTTGTCTAAATTTCTTATCTGCTGTTCTTGATTTTATATTAACAACTTCTTCATCTTTGTAAAAAGGAAATTGTATCCATCTATTATCATAACCTATTTTCTCTGCATCAACAACTGCTCTAGTAATACATCTCTCTTCAAACCATTTGTAAACTTCTTCAGGTAATTCTGTTTTTGGTGGGCTAGGTTTTTCTATAGGAATAGTTAGATGTTTAACTTTTTTATTTAGTGATCCTTTCCAACTACAATGATGACAATGCCATATTCCTTCATCAACATTAACAGACAAACATTGGTCTGACTTATTTTTTCTAGTATGTGAACACTTAGGACAGGTAGTCTTTTCTTGCCTAGATGTCCCCCTGATAAATATACCATGCTCCTCAAATGTCATACTTTTCCTCCTCTAGTATTGTATGCTGTTAATATATTATGAAATTTAATATTACCATTATTTGACTTATGTCTTAATGTATGTAATGATGTTACTTGAGAATGCCAAAATTTATCTCCTAATGTGTAATCTAAAACATCACAAACAACATTATAATTAACATTATCTAATTTAATTAAATCATATAATGTATTGATTGATTTATTAAGTAAATCAGTTTCATCCTTACCTTCAAATAAATGAGGAAATCTTTTTTTCTGTTTATGTAAAAAATTAGATGCCACATTTCTCAATGCAATTAATTGTTCAGCATTTATATTTTTATTTATAGGGGTAATGGGTTTATTGCCATCGGTATATATTTTACTTATATTATTATTACTTAATAATGTTTGGGTATTCTGAATATAGGTAAGGGCATCATCTCCTCTTAAGGCATCACTAACCCCTAGATTATTTTGCATATAGGGGTTGTCACTATTTTGATTAACCCATAGGAAATTCTGCATAGGGGTAATACATCTTTTTATAAATTTCTCTGTACCCTTTTCTAGTATAGTTTGTACATATACTAACCCATAATTTCTTAGTTCTGCAATACTTCTAGATGCTGTGTCTTTAGAAATATTTAAAACATTACTAAAGTAAATATTCCTTTTTATACATGTACCATCATCTTCTAAACAAGCTATAATCTCAGCATATATTAATTTAGAATTTGCTTTTAATTTCTGGTGATGTAATATTGTTTTTGGTATGATACCATAAAATGCACTTTTCATTTTTCCTCCTTTAGAAACCTGCTGTTTTTCTTACTATATTGTCATAATATTTACACTTTTCTCCATTAGCGATCTTACAGGGTTTATTATAATATTCTGAATCTACAATTTGATTTAGATTCTTATCTATCATTATACCACTGCATTTATAACCTGTGTCATAATTTGCACAATGATTTTTTACGGATGTTTTTAGGGTGTTTTTTTCTCTGTTCATCCTCATTATCTTTGTTCTCCTTATTCTTAGGAACTATGTTCTTTATAAATGGATACGGCATTTTTACTCCAATGTTTTATAGGTACAACTAACTTCTTTTCTCCACCTAGATTTTTATAAAAACCATTAGAAAGAGCCTCTTCCGTATCTATATCGTAGACATACTGCCTCGTAATATAACGAATAGAGTGGTATTTTGCAAGTGGAAATTTTTCTACATTAATTGTCCAACTGCCACCAGACATTCTAAGTTTGCTAGATTCCTTTTCATATTTAGTTAAAACATAATCTTTAATATATACTCTAGGCATTTTCATACTATCTCCTTTTGAATTGTTTAATTGATATATCTATTGTTGAATCATCCATATTATCTATAAAATGAAACATAAATCGATACACATTTCTTCGATCTGAATGTGCAAGTCCTATTATAACTTGCTGTAACTCAGCTAGTATTTTACTTTTATTCATTTTCTAATGCCTCCCTTGCTATTTTCCTTAAATAAATTGGATTCCCTTGTTCTGAGCAACTAGCTATTTCATTTAGTGCTTTGTGATATTTTTCAACTTTTTCACATAAATTATATAACTCTTGCATATCTATATTATCATTCATTATAACTCCCTATCTATTTTCCCAAGTTTGCTTACCATTACAAGTTATAACAACATCTACATCTTGTTGAGTCTTTCTTCTTAATTGACAACAAATTTCATCCCCTATAGCATCAAAGTCAATTATTGCATTATCTTCATCATCCATATAATAATATATTGGTACTTTTACTTTACTCATTTTACACCTCCTTGTTTTCTAATATTTCAAGACATAAATCTTGAGGCACTATACTACGTTCATAATTACCTTTTAGACCTTGTGTGCCTGTCCTACTGCCTCTTGGTGCAGGTTGGTGGTGGCAATCCTTATTCCCGTTTTTACATACAGGTCGTGGAGTCCAAGACTTATCATTAGTCCACAAATCCGTTGGTTTGGCTCTGTCATCTTGGTACTGACAATACCAAATAGTATGTCTAGGTAGATTCTGCATAAATTCCATTTTTCTAAGTAATCCTCTAGGATTTTCAATATAATAATACTTAGGATTAAAGTGATTTATAATCTCTATAGTTTTTTTAGCTATAGCTAATCCCATGTATGCACTTGAAGTTTTAGGTATATAACTTCTATTACCCCCTTTCCAATGATGACCTATGGATGCTACACTAAATGTATAGCAAGGCACAGATGCCCATATAAAATCAGGTTTAAATGGTACTTTCTTGGTGTTAAAGTCCATTATATTAGTTACATAATCAATCTTGTCAAAATTGTTTATATCAGATGTAAAGGTATTATGACCTAATTTTTCTGCAACTTTTGAAAATGATCGCGAACCAGCGAATAATTCTAATACATTCATGCTACTGCCCCCACATCTTCAATTAGTTTATAATCATCATATTGTGGCTCTATATTACAATGCTCCATTATAGATGATTTTATACTGGCAACAAAAGCATCCACAGAGTCCTCATTGTGAATAAGATGATGCTCAAAGTAATGACTAATATGGTGTATTAGTAAGGTGGGTAATACTATCTCAGCAAATTTATGAAATCTATTGCTAGATAGTAAATGTGAATGGTGTGTTAATAAATCAAGTAATTTATCATTAAATTCAGTGCAATCTTTTTGGTACTGCTTTGATTCAAGATACTTTTCTTTTTGACTTTCTTTTAACATATTGTTCTCCTATTTAGTTAGACGTTTAACTTTTTATTATTTCTTGTACCATAAACCCCTTAACATTTTGTGTATAGCTAGTAAGACCTAAACAGCTTGGACAGGTTTCTTTGGTTTTTCCATATGATGGAAAATCTTGATGGGTTAGAATATATCTTCTATGTTTTGACTCCTTAGCTATTTGTAATAATAATCTTTCCCAGCAATTATTACATTTTTTGCAATATTTAATAACTTTATCGGCTTTTTTACTTTCATTACGTAATATATTCTCTGCCTTCATTATTCTGAGTCCTCATCTATTCCCCTAAGTTCAATATTATAATCATTAGCTACTTTTTTAAGTAGTATCTCAGTATAATATTTTTTATCACTAGTCATTTCTAATGTATAACCCATAGTAAATAAATACTCTATAGCATCCATACATTCTTTTTTAGTCACTTTATTTAGCATTGTTTCTCTCCTCATATAGTTTGATAGATTTAAGAGAATGGTATCTGTAAAGGTCTACTTTTTCTCTCTCAATGTTTAAGTCTGTTTGTAATTTAGCTACCCATATAACAAGTGCCATAATTATAACAGATACTGCAATGTTTAATATAATCTCCATAAGTTCTCCTATTGTTAGATTTAAGTTACCCCTAATATAAATTAGAGTCAAGCAATTTATTCTTCTCCATGTATAGCCATGTGACAATTAAAACATATCACATCACATTTATTAATTTCTTTTAAAATATTTTCCCAAGAATAACTCATCATATCGGATACATTTTTTATTTTATTATTATCCCTGTGATGAAATGTTAAAGACCTTGTGCTGAATTTCTCTTTATCTCGCTTAAGAGAATACCCACAGCTACAACTTGCACTCAGTTTCCAATCATTTAATCTTTTTCTATTATTCCGTTTATAATTATTTTTAGATTCAGTATAACATGGTTTGCAAACATGTCTCAAATAATCCTCTCCATTTGCTTTTTTCTTTCCAGCATCTTGAAAATAAATAATTGTAAATGGTAATGTGTCGTTACATGTTTTACATTCTTTAAGATTCATTTATAACCCCCAAAAATAAATCAGTTCTATTGCACACAATTTCTTTAGCAATTTCTAACCCCATTAATAAATCATCCTTGTCAAATTTATAACCCATATCAGCCATTAAATCGGGTTCATCCCAAGCCATATTATTAAAAACATCTGAAATAATAAGACTTTGAATTTCTTTTAATACCTCATTAACTATTTTTCTATTTTCCTTGTCCATATTGACATAACCTATTAATTTCATTTTACACCTCTCTATATATTGTTAAATATAATATCATAATCCAAAATAAACTTGGAAATACAATCTCTAAAAATCTTAATATAAAATAGTGGTCAAATTTTAAAATCACGAAAAAAGATCCACAAATAACCCCTAGAATAATTCCTATTAATTTACTCATCTGTTATACCTCTTAAGCAGGTGTTAGTTTTTCAATGTCTAAATATAATTCATGCCTTGAATCGTACTCGCTCCAATCCCATTTTTCCCTCCATTTATTAGCATCCTCATACGAATCAAATAAACCGAATACTTGAGAATCGCAAGAATCCCAATTAGCTATAACTACGTATTTATCTTTCATTTTATAACTCCCTATTTATTTATGTTAATGAGTACCATAGAATTGATGGGATACTTTTTTTATTGACCAAGACCACCTGTCGTCTGAATATCCTTTGTAATACTCTAACATTTCTTTAAAATCTGACCATTCATACCACATACCACCAACCTCATAAGATATATATATTGTTTTCATTTTATAACCTCTTTTATTAAAATTCAAAATCCATTAATTCGTCAAAGCAATCTGAAAAAGTTTGACGTTTAACTTTTTTACCTGTTTTTTCTATTCTCCAAATAGATTTGGCTTGGTGTTTTCTTCCCTCAGTCCAATCATTTACAACACCATCTTTTATACCTATGACATGCCCACTAACACCCATAATATAATTATCTGTAGGTAAGTAGTCATCTTGGTTATTTGGTGTGATATGTTTATTAACTATACAGAGATTTTCTTTTCCATCAGGAATAAATTTTGCCCTGTATCTTTCGCCCCTTGAATAGTCATTAGAACCTGAAACCCATTTTCTAATATTATTAAGTTCAAAAGTAGGTTTAAAAAGCGTTATTTTATAACCCTCATATTTTGCCAATTCTTGCATAATTCTTTCAGTATGAAAGGGCAATAAACCCCTGTTTTTTTGCCTACCATTAGCCATATAAAACTTATGCACTTTTTTATAATCCATATTAAAAGCTACAGAACTAGCCACGACTGTGCATTGATTCCAATCATTTTTATACTCAGTAGTTTTTTCAATTTCTTTAATGTTCATAATTCCTCCAATTATAGACGGCATTTTATAATGCCGTTTCGCCTTTGTTAAGGCTCATCAGTATAATTCAAGACGCTTTTTTGACCTCTAATTCATCTAAAATCTGAGTATCTGTCATCTGAGTTTGAATCCATTCTAGTAAATCATTTGGAAATTTATCATGCTTAGTCATCAACTTTTGAAGTTCTTCCTCAAAGACTTTTTCCTCAGTTACTTTTTTTGCCTCAATAATTACCTTAAACAGCCCTAAATCTTTATCTTTGAATAGATTTTTATTTAAGCATTTGTCACCCTCTAAAACGCCATTATTAACTTTTTTAATAGTTATTAGCTTTGTTTTAACGTCATCACCTAATAACCTACGTTGAACAGATTTTGCCTTTACTAGAACTTGTAATCTAGTTTTTACCCATTTTTTAGTCGCTGTAATTTTCGCTGGTGTTTCAGTAGCGTAAATTCTGTCTAGTTCCTTTGTTAGCATGGTTTCAGCATTCTTTTTATTAGCAAGGAATATATCCCTAGTAATAATATCAACCATAAAAGTTTCCATTTTTGCTGTCTGCATTCCACCTTTAACAACTTTAGAAATTTCTTCCTCAGTTACTTTTTTGGCTGATGTCATTTGTTCAATTATATTCTTCATTTTTTACCTTTCATTATTTGATTAAGACGCCCAAAACAAAGGGCGTTTCGACTATTAAAGTCTCTTCAGTTAATCTATTTTGAAGCCTCTTCTATTTCCATTTCTAAACCCATTGGCATATAATTCCCCTCAGCATAGTATAGAAATTCTTCTATTAAATTATCTAATCTTTGTCTTTTATTTTCAATCAGCTTTCCATCTTCCTCATAATTTCTATGCATTAGTTCTCTTGCTCTTTTTTCGTAGTATCTAACTATTTTGTAATTAACATCTCTACCAATCGGTCTGTAACCTGTAGAGATTACAAAATATTTTCCATTTACGTTAAATTCGTAATAGTCACAATTCCACCCATTTACTCTGCTGTAAGTGTAGGCAAATTCTGACTTGTAAGTTAATAGATATTGAAGAGAGCAATAACCAACTTTGATTAAATGGTCGGGATGTGTACCCTCTTTAATTGATTTGTAAGTAGCTTGTAATTTCATTTGATATCCTTTCATATTTGAGCCTAAGCTTAAAAACAATCTTTTGAATGTGTCAAGGAATATTTTAATTAGTTAGATATTTAACTTTATTTAAGTTTATCAAATCCCATAAAGGATTTTAAAATAGTCTAATTAATGAGAAAGTCAAGAACTATTTTACACTATTTACAATATGTTAAGAAAAAAATTCATTTTATGTAATTTTTTACTTGCTTTTGTCAAAAAGCTTTTAAAGCTGTCTAGATCGATCCATATGGCTTAATTCTAAGTAATCGTAATTGCATATTAAAAAGTAATTTAAATGGATTCTAGACCTATTCTAGAGCGTTTACTCTCGATAAAATCCATCAATTTTGCATGAATCCTAATTGGCATTAAGTAAGTTATCTCCATAGTAAAGATTAACCAATAAAACAAGTAATTTATCTTCAAAGGCTTAAGATTTAATTGGAGCGTTTTATCATTTGTCAAGACTTAATTGGACTTTAATTTGTATAGTACCAAGCCACCCACAAAAGCAACAAAAAAGATTTATTTTCTTTTTACTTGACATTGTCATGATCCAGCAGTATATTAAAAAAAACTTTATTTTTTACTTGACTTGTGTGCCCCTATAGGCGTATATTTAGGCTGATATAAACGCATATCGCTATTCCCCACAAATTATTGTATAACAAACACTTAGAGCCATTTTTAGAAAAAAAATCTAAAAGAAAGTCCTTTAAAAGCTAACGCTTTTATGTTATGTATTGTATAGTAGTATTAGTGCCTTATTAGGATTTAGATGAAACATCTTGTATAAAAAAATTAAAGTCCGTAGAATATACCATAAAATAAGGAATTTATGATGAGTGTTACGTTACCAACTAAGTGGAAACCAGAAAAATCTTTAGCTATAGACATATTGGTTACGAGTCCTGAAGCCTCAATACAGAATGTTGCAGATAAAGCTGGGGTTACTACAGCTACTATAAGAAATTGGTTTAAAGATCCTGAGTTTGTAGAAGTCTTTTATCAAAAATATATGGTTACTTTTGGTGCTAGATTACCTAATGTTTTAAATAGTATGGTAAGAGAAGCTGAAGCAGGTAATGTTCAAGCTGGTAGATTAGTGTTAGAACACTCAGGTAAGCTTATTAAGAGAGTAGAAGTAAATAACCACCAAAGTCCATTTGAAAAATTTTTAAATACACAAGTACCAGAAGATGCTGAGATAATAGAATACGATGAAATAGAGGTTTTACCTCAAAGACCTGTATTACCAGATAAGCCTGTAGATGAGAAAAAGAATAAACTAAAGAATAAAAAACGTAGAGAGGCTAGAAAATGGAGAGAAAGAGCTGAGGCTGTAGGTATTGAACCCCCTAAGCAGGGGAGGCAGACTCCTGCTCAACGTAAACAATGGCAGGAAAAAATAGCAAAAAGAGAAAAAGCACTAGGGGTTAAGTCTCTTTAAAAAGGTTTTAACATCGTAAGATTTACATTCTGGACATTCTTGCTCTCTATCAGCATCTACTGATAATACTTCCCAGTCCCAGTGACAATTCATACAAAAACATCGTAATACGTTATAATCGTTCATATAATAATGCTTTCTTCGATTTCTAGTGACTCTGGTACTAATTGACAATAGCAATTTTCCCTACAAAGACTCCACCCAGATCCTGGCAATCCTCTCGTTACCCAATTATCCCAACTATCAACTTCACCGCTTATACTAACGCAGTCGCTACAGGGATTCTTAGATACAGTAATCCACCTTAAGCCTTCCCCCATTTCTCCAGCTCTGCGGAATGCTTGGTTAATTCCTCCCACAACTCCTCTCTTGATTGAGTTTCGTAATTCTCCGAAAATTCTGCCATTGGAGTTAAAGTCTTGCTCAAGTACCCTAATAATTGATTGTTCATCAAGACCACTTCGCCTAAGTCTTTCAATTTGTTGTCTAAATCTTTGATTGAATATTCTTGTGTCGTAAGACATTCCAGAAGTAATCTCAGCAAGTAATCTTCTATCTTTTCCATCTAACTCATTTCCTTTCTTTGCCATAATGTACTCTTAGTCCTTTATTTAATACAATAAATTATTTTTTTAAAGATTTTTTGACTTTAATTCTAAAGTCTTTATTTATCTTATTTCTTGTTTTGTCTATAATACCAACAAACTCTCTAGCAGGTACTGAAATACCTTTTTTATTATTCACTAAAAAGAATTTATTATCTTTAATTTCGGTAGGTATTTTATCTGGAGTAAATCCTTCTCTATGGTATTGACCATATTCTAAAAATTTTAATTGACTACTATTTGATTTAATACTATTATACAAATCTCCTGATGCTTTTAATGGTTTTGTACCTGAGACTCCTCTTAATTTTCTAATTTCTCTAGTAGACTTTTTTAAACTAGGTTTCAATCCTTTATCAATATTACTTTTAGAGCCTTCTTCTGTCCCCTTAGCATACTCTGTTTTGTACTCCCTAATAATTTTAGGCATTTGATTTGCAAGTTTACCAAAGTCAAAATTAACTTTTATCTTTAATTCCACCCCAAAACTCCTCTCCTAATTCTTTTGCCTCTAAATATTTATTAAGATTTTCAAATACACCTCTTTGAACTTGTTGTTCTGCCCATCCAATAGGGTTTTTCATTACATCTTCAAGAGTACCTGTAAAATTAATCTCCAGATTGTTGATCTTGTCCAGCTTCGTTACGGAATTGCGTAAAGATTGGGTTAGGGCTTTCTTTTTCATTAACTTTCCTATTATCATCTATAATTTTTTGTGCTTGAGCAATGCTTAAATCTTTATTATCACGAACCATTATCTTTGCTCTAGTAGATAGGTTATTATCAATATCAAAATTATCTTTTAATATTTGGTCTTGAACTGTCTTTGGGTATTCAACTTCTTCAAAGTCTACTCCAAAATCATCTGGCAATTCTATCCCATTATATCCAGCAATTACTCTTTCTACATCGTAAAATTGCTTTTCATACATTCTCCAAAGAGCAATATCATCATAATAATCTTCTTTTCTTTCCATATCTTTAATCATAAGTGAGATACCACTTGGTACTTCTCCACCTGATTCAGCCCATGTAATCCATAAGTGATTATTAGTAGCAACTAGCTCCATTTGAAATTTAATATTATTAATTGCCTCATCAATATTACCTTGAGGACTAGTAATATTATAAGCACCATCTTCCCCCATATCTAAAATAGTATTAGAACCTGCTCTTAACATGCTTTGGTCTGCTCTTAATCCAGTAACCCACGGCTGTCCAAACATATTAAACCTCATGCCTAAATTCATTTCGGTTAAGGCAATATTAACTTGTTCATTACAGTTTACAATATCAGATGCTCCCTCTACAAAAAATGAATCTATCTGATCTTCTCTATGAGTAAATACAAAAGGTAACATTCCATATGGGTTAGGAATTTCAGACATCATTTCGCCATTTTCATTCATTACTCCATATTTTTCATTATCCCAATACTCCCACTGTAAATTATCAGCATTAGATAAATCAGAAGTGCTATTTAGTAATGGATAAACAATAGCACTAGGCTCAAATGGATTATCATCAAAATATGCTTCAAAATAATATATAGGTCTATAATCAAAATAATCATCTCTCCAATAAACTCTATTAGCTACAGTTCCTAAAAGACGAGTCATTCTCTCAGAGTGTTTCATACGTACATCTTTTGTAGGAATTAACTCTTCATACCTTGTAGTATTCTTACCAGCATTCCTTTTAGCACCCAAACTATATATTCTACTAATTTTATTAATAAATTTTCTAGTAAAGTTAGTTAAACTAGGTGGTATTTCTCCAAAAGCATCTCCTGTAAAGTAATTACTTATATATTGGTCTGTAGAAACACCAGAGTAATAATCTAAATGTTTTCTAATTTCATTCCTTCTACCATGTGACATTAGTAGCTTAGTTTCCAATAACTTATCTTTCAGTATCTTCTCCATTATCTTTGAATCCTCTTCATTTCTTGATTTCTCATTGGAAATCTATTTATTATAAAATATCTAAAAGCATCGTTCCCATGATCGTGGAAACCATCCTTTAATGGTTCTTCTTTAATAGGTTTTCCGTCTTGACTTTCTGGATACCTATACTCTTCAAAATCTTCTATCATTTCTTTACACTTTGCATCAACATGTACTCTCCTTACCCCATCGGCATTTTCAAAAAACCCTCTAGTATATGCTACACTAGCTACTAAATTTCTACTCATTCTATCTCTTGTACATAAAATCCGTATTCCACTTCTTCTAAATATCTCAACATCTCCTGCACCACTCTGTCCTTGAACATTACTTCCAGCAGGATCACCATAGTATGAAATGATTGGGTAGCCTTTTGTTTTAATCATTTTAATTAAATCTTCTGTTTTAATATTTTGTTTATGGAGTATCGTATCAAATACCCTTATTTGTTCTGCTATTCCATCAAACTCTGTTTGGATAAATAAAACAGCAGGTTGTCTATATCCAAAATCTATTGCACAAAATGTAGGCAGATTAGGATCATATGGGAAGTTCCCAACATCTAAATCTCTATTAAAATCCCAAACTTTTCCTTCAAATACAGAAAATTCTGCTCCAAATTCTTGTCCAAAAAGCTCTTTTGACATATTTCTTTTTCTTTCTATAATAGCAGGATCTTCAAGTCCTAATGGAAATTCATGTTGATTAACCCAAGATGGAGAGCTATGACTCTCCCACATTGGATCATCTCTACCTAGTTTAAACAAATCATATATCCAGTTTCTACCTTCTGGTGTTGTAATAAAAATAACTTTACCTTTTCTACCAGCAACAGTTGGGGATAAATACATATCCCAAATTTTTTTATTCATCTTAGCAACCTCATCAATTACAAGCAAGTCAAGACCTTCCCCCACAAGACTTGAAGGATTGTCTGCTGACATACCTTCTACAGTAGTTCCCCACTTAAAGCGAATAAACATATCTTTTTCTGATGCCTTATCTACATCGTCAGGATGTCCTATAACCATTCTTTGCCAAATTTCCCTAAATATTAATCTAGCTTTTTTATAAGACATACCTACAACCCATATTCTTTTATTAGGCTGGGATGCTACGTAGGTTGCCTCCATAGCACTAGCCCAAGTCTTTCCAAATCTCCTACCACATACTACAACTTGAAAACGAGCATCTTGTTTTGCAGGATAATGTAATGGTAACTGACCATTGTGCGGTTTGTATCCTAAGTAATCAAACCATTTTTTCTTAAAATTGTAATTTTTTTCTTGCATTAGATTGATGTACTAATTTATATTGTACCATATATTAATGCAAGGATAATTCTTGCTATTTCATAACTCACTGAAGAGGTTAAAATGTCAGAAGAAACGACCATCGAGCCAGATGTAAAAAAGGAAACCGACACACAAGTCGAAAATAATGTACCGATTTCAAGATTAAATGAAGTAATTTCAGAAAGAAATCAACTTAGAGATAGTCTTGAGTCTTTTAAAACTAAAGAGGAAGAAGAACGTAGAGCAAAACTTCGTGAAGAAGAAAAGTGGCAAGAACTAAATACTGATCTTGCTGGTGAAATTGAATCCTATAAGCCTTATAAGGAAAGATGGGAAGCAATGGATGCAAGACTTCGTGAAGGTGCTTTAGCTCAACTTCCTGAAAGTAAACGAGAAAAATTTGCCAATGTTGAAACCGAGGTTCTTTTAAGCATTATTGAAGAGTTCACTGAAGAAGAAAGAGTGAATCCACCTGATAATAAAGGCACAATCCCTGTTAAAACAGGAACTGATTGGGTTGATATGCCAGATGATGAGCGAAGAAGAAACTGGGGGACAGTATTGCAGTCATACATGAAAAGGTAATTTAAATGGCTAAACATTATCAAGGTAGTCCAGTTACTACCACAACAGACCAACATTTCATTCCAGAAATTTGGGCTGATGGAATTTATAAATATTTTGAACGCAAAACTGTATTTCGTGGATTAGTTGATGACTATTCTGCACTTGTAGGCGGTAAAGGGTATGGAGATGCAATCAACATCCCTGAGATGAGCTTAATTAGTGCTAGTGATAAATCTGCTGGTAGTGATGTATCTTATGATGCAACTGCAACCACAACAACTCAGTTAGCAATTAATAAACACAAATACGTAGCAAAGTTATTTGAAGATGTAGCACTCATTCAGTCAGAAGCTGATTTAGTAGCTAAGTATTCTAGAATGATGGGTGAAGCTCTTGCTCGTCAAGTTGATGCTGATATTTGGGCTGAATTAGATGGATTAAATCAATCTCAAGCTCTATCTGCTGATGATACATTAACTGCAACTGTGTTTGAATCTGCTCTTGCTACTCTTGGTGAGAACGATATACCTTACATGGATGGTGAGTGTGCAATGGTTGTTAATCCAACACTATTTGCTGATATACTTAACCCATCTGCTGGTATCGCTCAATACTTCATCAGAAATGATGCTGTAGGCGAAGGTAATCGTGGATTAAGGTCTGGTATGGTTGGATCTCTTTATGGTATTGATGTTTATATGTCTAATACTATAAGCACAGCTGGTACTTCATCTACAATCCCAGGTGCTATTTTTCACAAATCTGCGTGTGCTTTTGCATCTCAGCAGGAAGTGAGAGTACAGAGTGAATATTCTGTTGATGCACTTGGTACTAAAGTAGTTAGTGACTTATTGTATGGTGTCAAGATAATTGATGATTCAGACAATAAAAGAGGTGTTAAGTTTACTAACGTAGACTAATACTTAGTTAATACATTGGGGGTGGTGACGACTGCCCCCATTAATTAGGAGATAATATGCAATATTGGAAAAAACCACATAGTGGCAGAGTTCAAAGACTAGAAGATTCAGATTTAGAAAAACATCCTGAAAAACTAGAGCATTTAAAAGAGAATGGTTGGGAAAGAGTTATGGGAGAAGATGATTACTCCCCTTTTAAAAAACCTAAAATCTTTAAAAAATCTAAAAAGAAAAAATAATTAAGACACACAGTCTCATTCACGCTGTTGTCATAGCTTAGAGAGGAAGAAAAATGGCAGATATTCACACATATTCGGTGCAGGAAGCACTAAACACTACAGTTGGGGGAGAATGGACAGTAGCATCCGCAGGGACTGCTGGTAGTTCAGCTAACGTAAATAACACATCACATCAAGTATTAAAAGGGGCAACTGGCACTTTAGGGGTATATAGTGCGGTTGAAATTTATTTTAATTTTAGTGCATCTCAAACAGATGTAAACGCATCTAATGATATGATCATACCAAAAAATACATTATTCTTTTTGACAATTCCTAGAGGATTAGGAACTACTATATATTTTAATTATAATTCAACTTCAACAACAACTGGTGCAGTTAGAATGGTGGAAGTATAATGTACGGAGGAATGGGGAGTGCCGTAACTCCTGATTTAAGTAAAGGCGGTGAGATAGATGGCGACCTAACAATAACTGGAGATTTTAAAGTTGAGGGTGCTGGTAGTTTTGCATTTGATGAGATAATTGAAGGCACTCTTAGCATAGAATCAAACTCTGCTGATTCTGCTGTATTTCTAATTAAAGCATCTGATGGTATTCAAGGTTTAAGGGTAGATGAAAGTAGTAGTGGTGATATTAATCTTACTATGAGAGATACATCAGGTAATGCTGATATAGTTTTTCATCCAGGTACACATTCATACTTTAATAACAACGGAAATTTCGGCATAGGCACAACCTCGCCAAGTCACACGCTACATGTGAAAGGTTCAGGTAATACTGCTCAAAGTCTTTTTCTCATTACAGATAGCGATGATAATAGTCAATTTAGAATAGATACTTCATCTGCCGATGGTTCTCCTCATATGAGATTGTATGATACAAATGGCTCTTCAAAAGTAGTATTCAGTAGTAATGGCAATTCCAAAATTATGGGAGGTAATGTCGGTATCGGCACAGACTCGCCAGATTCTCCCTTACACATAAAATCTCAAAATACTGGATGGGATGGATGTATTGTTCTTGAAGAAAA